CATTGCTATTGACGGCTTTAATGTGAATATTCCTTCATACTTGCCATTACTATTTTATATTCATCCAATCGCTCCAAGTTCCGTCATTCGAACACGAACGAATTTTTAGTGGATTATTTGCAGAATCCGGAACAGAAATTTGGGTGCACCATTTGCCGTAAATCCAGAACAAGCAGAGTACATATCCTGTATAGCCGGGTCGATTTAGCGTGTCAGTACGGGCGATAAGTACGGCAAGAGAAACTTTTGAGCTGATATATTTTGATGTATCAAGATTAAGGTCTGCAACATTTGTCTCAACTCGTACCTTACTATTTAATTCATTAAGAGCCGCTAGTAAAGTCTTATTTCCCTGGTCTAAATTAAAGGTCTGTGAGGTCAGGTTTGATAAGATCTGTTTTGTCAGATTTTCAAGGGTAATAATTCCTCCCTCGTTCGTATCTGGGTCTAAAAAAATGAGTTTTTTCCCGGTTGGGATCGTTATTGTTTCTGCGAGTGTGTTTGCGTTTACTCCATCTGCTGGTAATGACATAATATTTTCCTCCTATTCTTCGACATTAAAGCATATTGCTTTTTTACTCAAGATGAGTATTTTGCCGTTTAATATTAATGCTAATTGTTTATATTTTGTAAAGCGTCCAACTACTGTTCCGCCGAACATATAGTCTTCATTATTTACCGTTATCTCGTATCCATATCCTAAGAATTCCTGACCGGATTCTGTTTTCTTTCGCCAGGAGTAATTTTTTTCCGGATATTCTCTTGTGATATCTTTGCCTGCTTTATACAGCACTGCTGAGATTGTAGTGGTCTCATCTCCGTTATCAGTACACTGTGTGTTGTATATCAGTGTTTTATCAGATATTTCTTCGACTTCACTTGTTGTCTCACTTAAAGTTGCCCGGATGCCTTCGAGTCCTGTTTCGATGCTTGTCATTTTCTGACTTACATCTGAAGCTTCATTTTTTGCCGATTCTACGTCTTCGCTCATTTGAGTGTAGACTTGATTTAGTGTCTGATTCTTTTCATCAAACCAGATTCGGCTGCTATTGATTGTCTGAACACTGTTATTGATTGTTGTAAAGAGGCTGTCGATGTCTAACTTATTTGCTGAGATTGCTGCATCATCACTGACCATCTTATTTACAATAAGTCCATCTGCAATAGCCCCCTCTTTGATGCCTGTAGAATCAAGTAAGATACCTTTTCCCGTCTTGTCGAAAAGAGCAAAAGTAAAATCTCCATTCGCATCCCGTCCAGCTTGCATTCTTATTATCCCGTCTGCATCTTTCCACTGTTGCGTTGCTCCTTGAATCAGGATGCCGCCATCGTCCGATAAGATTCTAAATTTATTTGTGCTGATATCTCCAGCCAGTAAGTCCGAAATAGAAACCGTCTGCATAACTGCTGTTCGGATTAAAGCTGAGTCAATCACAGCGTTTTCAGATGTCAGATGAATGTTTTGTAAATCTCCTACTCCAGCATTGCCCATAAGCACATTTTTTAAATTTGCGTATTCGCCTTCCAGGATTCCTACTTTTTCGTGATCAACATCTAAGCTTGTAATCTTCGCATCAATCGCTGTAAATTTGTTTGCTGTAAGAATTTTAAAATTACCGAGTTCTCCGTTAATTTCCTGCACATTTTCTTTTACAACATCAAGATTTTTAATTGTTGCATACGTAATTTTTGCAGTATCTACATCAAGCTTATTAATCATTGCGGTATCGATCATAACAAGTTGTGCATAATACCGTTCCATTTCTTTTGTCTGAGGCCCTTTATAACTGTCGTTTGTTTCATCTTCTGACAATCCGGCTGCTTCAATAGAGCACGTTAATCCTCCGTCATATTCCCACTCTAGTTTTGCTACAGGAACTTTATAGGATTCTCCGCTCAAATCCTCCACTGTGATGATGTCCCATACGTCAATACGTGGGTCACCAAGCATTTTTAAGCTACCTGGCATATAACTAAAGCCCTTTAACTTTTGAAACACGTTATCAAGCGTATTCTGTGTCACAAAGGGATTAGAGAGGCTTATTGTTCTCGCTCCACTTCCGGACGAAATCGAAATACTATTCCCATCTTTGTCTTGTCCTGTGTAGCAAGTTAGTTTGTCTATTGTAAATGGATAGTCGTTATGTTCAAAGTTATCCCAGTAGCGTCCTGTGCCTACGGTGTACTTATTATCTTCGTAAGTGTGTATCTCAATTTGTCCTTGGCGGTTGCACACAGCAAAACCACCGTACATTTGAGCAACATAGGACAGGGTTTCTCGACAGCTATAGCCTTTCGGAATTGGTATCGAAATAGAAGAAAGCCCCGATGTTGCCACCGGAACTTTTGTTATTTCTTTAATCTTTTTTAATACCGAGATTGTATCTGTTGTTGTACCACTCATTGAGAAAGGACGTTCCGTTTGCATCATACGGTCATATGCGACAAATTCTATCTGTTCCTCATTCTTGGAAGGTTTTCCAGCGGTAAAGTAGCCGATTGGGATATATTCTTCTACAGAATCTATATCCATGCCAATTTGTAGCAAGAACTCTTTTCCCTCAATTGCGCCGGCGTAACTCATTATTATGGTGACATATTGTGAGACTGTAGAGCCGAGTGAAAAATCATCTTCTCCCTCTGAACCGCCGGTAAATTTCACACTCTTTATATTCTCAATCGATACATCATCACAAGTAAGCAGGCATTTAAATGTTCTGGAATCCTGCTGTATCAAATTGTCGAAGGCTTTCGTGGACTGATACACAGGACCACCTCCTACTCAGTCATGATACAAAGTGTATCTATATCAGAAAGTGTTAAGGCATCATAACGGGAATCATCGTATTTTTCGATATCTTTCTCTGAGATTGTATGAAGACTCACTTCCGTATCGATACCGAGAAGTTCTTCTAAATCTTTATTAAATCTCTGTGTGTCTTTAAATACATAGCCATTATCTTTAACAACCGGCTTTCCTTCACTGTCTTTCTTTGTATGTTCCTCAATAATTTTCTCGCGAGCGACATTATAGGCTTCTGCCGCTTCGGCAAGACTTAATATATTGCGGTGGACCGCATATCCAATCTTGATTGGGAGTTTCTTTTCTTTTAGCGCTGTGCATCCATTGATAAAATTAACGATATCTCTATTCTTTAACTTCATCTGTAGTTCCTCCATCTCTTCCGTCTTCAATCTGATAAAGCATTTCATCAAATGCCGCCATATCCTTACGGCATTCTGTTTTATTTGCTTCATATAACTCTTTGTCCTGGATATTCTTGCTGCAGTTACTTTTTCCTGACTCCGGAATCTGCGCAGTCATATAGACTGCTGTCTTTCCGTCAATCATAGAACTATAACTTAACGTTGTTGATCTTGTTCCTTTTAACATAATGTTCTCCTTATTTCTCTATCAAGTCTACCGCTACCCCCTGATATGTTTTTACGCCTTTGTAATAACTATAAACAGGGTAAGTCGGTGAGCCTGCGTAAAATTTCTTTGTCACTCTTGAATCTGTACCTGGGTCTGTGAATGTAACATTGAAAAATGCCGGCTTTATAGCTTTGTCTATCACCGTGGCTTGTTGTCTCGTCAGGGGTGGCCAGGCGCATTTTAAAGTGTATTTCGTGGCAATAAGATCGCCAACCATTTCTCCGTTGGCTGCCCTTCCTGTATTTTTAGACCAGATTTTTTCCTTTGTGATTGTGAGGCCATTTAGCTTCAAGGTGGGCATTGTTACACCACCAATAATTAGCTCGTTGCTCATCTGCCCACCTCCTAACTAAACACCGGTTTCCCGGTTGACTTTTGATACTGCTGCCCTTCTTTTCGGACGACTTTGAATAACTTTTTCGAATCACCTTCCAGATAGATATGTACATCTGTATTTTGATTCTTATCACTGCTAAAGCTTTCCAAAGCATTTACCATCGCTTCAAATACACCTGCCCGGATAGCATCTACAATCTGATTATTGTTTGCAACTGCGTTCTTGTTTCCGATTCGTCCAACCATCTCTGGGCCGTTTTCTCGTGCGACAAACATCTCTCCCGCATCAGGAAAACCTCCTTTTGCATACCAGTTAAGGGAAAATGAAGGGGTCGAAAAACTTAGACCTCCTACATTGTGACTATTCCATGTTGTTGAAATATGAGGAAGTTTAATCCTTACGGAAGCAAAGCCATCTGCAAAGTTCTGAATCGCATTTTTCCCTGTCTTATATAGGTTTGGGATTGCCTTTGAGATTTTCGAAGGAAGATTTGACAAAGTGTTATTCATTGTCTTCCAGTTATTGTCCAGACCATTTTTTAATCCAGTAATAACCTCTTTGCCGCGGGAAGTTACCTTACCTTTCACATCTCCTATCTTTTCATAAATCTCATTTTTAATCTTTGCTGCATGATCCAGTAAGTTTGTTTTCTTTACTGCATTCCAGCCGTTCTTGATTCCTGTGATTGCATCTTTTCCCTTGCCTACCAGCCATTCTCTAGCATTTCCAAGTTTTTCTTTAAATTCACCTGGGAGCTTTGCTATCCACGAAAGGACATCTTTTATTTTATCCTTAAGGCCTTTCAGAAGTCCGCTAATAATATGAGTGCCCTGCTCTGCCATAACTGTTGATGGAGAATGTATTCCGAAAGCCTTTTTGAATCCATCAATGAATGGTTTGAAAATATTGTCTTTAATCCATTTGGCAATATTTTTTATTCCATCTTTGATTCCCTTTAGGATCCCTTTTGGAATGTTGCCGCCGCACTCTTCTATTTTCTTTTTAAAATATTTTTGCGCACCCTTAACTGCATCTCCAATCAAACCGCCAAGAAGTGCTGCCAGTCCACCAAATGCCGCTCCTATCAGCTCAAATACCCTGTTTGCTATACCAGTCCAATCAATGTTCTCGAAAAATTTTTCAATGCCTTTTACTGCTTTGTCCCATTTTACATTTTCAATAGCAGTTATCGCAAAATCTAATACTCCCTTGATTCCATTTGAGAGTGTCTTTCCCGCTTTCGCCCAGTCAAATGTATCAAACAGACCATTTATTGCATCTGCAAGGGCTTTCCCGGCTTTCTTCCACTTGAAGTTCGTAACTACCGTGTATACTGCTTCCAGGGCTGTATTCAAGCCATCGCCAATGGTCTTTCCTACAAGATTCCATTTTGTTGTCTTGATAAAGGTGTTGATTGATGTGACAATGCCTCCTACAACATTTCGGACTGTTTCCTGAATCAGATCCCAGTCAAGCCCCTCCATTGCGCCGTTGATGCCGTCACCAACCGCTTTTCCAAGAGAGTCCCAGTGAAAATTCTTTGCAAAAGTATTAGCAAAACTAAATGCTGTATTGAGTCCTTGAGAGATTGTATTTCCTACTAATCCCCAGTCTACTGTCTCGATAAAGCCATTTAGGAAGGTTGCAATACTTTTTGCTATCTTGTTGCACGTCTTCTTGATTCTATCCCATGGAATGTTCTCTAAGGCTTCATTGATTTTCTTTCCGACCATCTGGCCGATTTTCGTAAAGTCTCCTTGTGCCCAGGCATCCTTCAACATCTTGGCTAAGTCTTTGTATTTATTTGGGATTTTCACTGTCTCAAACATATCGTTTGGACTTAAACCGCCGCCAGAGGAATCGGAGGAGTTCTTATCATCCAGCTTATTGATCTCGTCAAATCCCATAAGGGTGCGCTGTAAATTTTTCGCCTTTTTCGAGCTCTTATCAAGACTTGCTGCATAATCCTGGTTAACTTTCTTCGCCTTGACGAAAGTTCCCTGTCCAGCCAAGCTTGCTGTAAGCTGTCCAAACGCGTTCACTACTGTGATGATTTTCTGAATGAGAGCGTTTAGTATCGGTGTTATCACTGTAAGGATTGGGGCAAATGCAGTGGCTAAGGAATTCTTAAGTTGTGTAAGTGATGACATTAATAGCGAAAGGTCTGCATTTGTCTGTTTACTATACTTAGACAGGTTCTGCATTCCTTCTTTTACACCACTTAACGCTCCTTGTATGACAAAGCTCGCAAACATGAATCTCGCCGTCATACCAAGTGTGCTTAATATGCCTCTTAATCCTCTGCCGGACTGTCCCATTCCATTCATTGACTTTCTGGCTCGTCCTATAATAGGAATACCAGAGGTAAATTTCTGAATCAATGCGGCAAATGCTCCAGAAGTTCTTCTAATAACGGTTGACACAGAATTAAATACTGCCCTTAATCCTCCGACTGCTCTTTTGAGGCCGCCCCATCCTTTTGAAACTAAATTTACCGCGGTCCGTAAGCCACCTAATGCTTTCGAACCAATGTAAGCGGTATTTTTAATCACTGTTCCAAGCACGGGGATATTCTTTACAGTATTACTTATAGACGAAGTAATCTCTTTCATTTTCGCTGGTATCTGTTTTAAAGAATACGATGCTGTAGCTCCTGCTGTTTCAAGTCCGCTACCGCTGCTTAATTTACTTGAAGTAACTCGCTCTGTATCTTGTCCTCTTGCAATCATAGTGATTCTGTCTGAATTATACCTGCGAGCCTGCCTCTGCGTCGCTGCTATCTGTGTGTCGATTCCAGAGGTATCTTCTTTCCTTGCCTGTAAATCACGTTTCTTTTGCTGGAGCTTCTCTAAAGATTTATTCGTTCGGTCAATATCATCTTTTATCCTTAAATAATCGTCTGTATAGACTCTTATCCCTGCCGCTAATTGCGCTTCTTTCACGTAATCTTTCATAGACTCTTTGAGTTCACCAGCTCTTATATCCGTTATTGTTGACTTGATTCTTTTGCCTACCTGTTTCCACGGAGCAGCCAACTTATCTCCAGCTGTATTTTTAAAACCGATGTTGTTCATCGCTTTCTTGATGGCATTACAAGCTTTCTTAGCTTCTGCCTCACTCTGGCTCATCTCTCTTTTGAAAGACTTCGAGTCTCCTTCTATCGTAACCTTTAATTTTGCAAGGTCTTCACTCATATTTCCACCTCCTTCCTTTCAAAAGTAAAAGCCAGGATTACTCCCGGCTCTCAAATTGAGCGATACGTTTTCGCCAAGCTTCTTTGTATCGCTCTAATTCTTCCTGTTTTCTTCTTTCATCGTCTAGTTCTTTTTCCTTTGCAAATAGTTTAGGATAATAATCCCAGGCTTTTATTGCTTGCCCACCTTCTGAAAAAGCTGTGGCTAAGTTCCCTGTTATCGTTTCTGCTAAGATAAAATTATCCCATATTACTTGTTTTCTTCTTTCTTTTTCTCTTTTGTAGTATGCCTCTAAGCAATCAATGATTTCATTAACAGATAAACTCCAGAAGCGTTCCGGGCTGATGCCGGCATATAACGCTTCTGGATAAAGATACATCAGGTACTCTGTTGTGGTAGTTATTTCATCTCTTCCATGATGTCCTCCACCTGCTCTGCCGGGAAAAAACCCGAAACAACCAGTGTAGGGATAATGACTTTTGTATAAAGACTGAACTGGTCTCCACCATCTTCCTCTGTCCACGTGTCATACAGTTTTTTGATTTTTGTATAACTCATGTTATGTTCCCAGTTTTCCATTGCCGCCTGAATGATTGTCAGCATAACAGAAAGGGGTGGAATTTCATCAATCATGTTTATGATGTTCTGGTGATATTTGTTTTCTACTCTTTCAACAGAGCCTGCCTGCAGTTTTAACTTGTAGTCTCTGCCTGCTACTGTCCAGTAATGAAAAGGCTTTCTCTTCTTTTCAATCTCTACTACTTTTTCTTCTGTTTCATTTACTTCATCTAATCCGCCAAGATTTTCGTTCATCTTCTACCTCCTATGCTGGGTCTGTACGTTTGATTGACTGTACAGCGATAGTTGCCTCAAATTCGATTACACCGTTGACTCCACCGCCGGTACGTTTTACTGCTACCTGTCCTGTAAACTCTGTTATTGTCTTGTCTGGAAGTGTTTCCTGAAAAGTCAATACTGTTCCCTTATCCGCTGCCGCGCTTAAAACTCTGTACGGAGATTCTGCTTTGGTATTATCATACTTAAACTTGTACTTCATATCTGGTAAATCCCCAATTCCCTTTTCATATACTTTATGGGGATCTGTTAAACAGGTATTATCTACTTTTTCAATATCTTCTCCCATTTCCGGGATTTCTTTTAATCCAGGAAGATCCTTAAATGTAGATTCCGCGCCGCTGGCTTTGTAGCCCAATTTCGTTCCATTTGCTAACATATGTTCGCCTCCTAATTATTCCAATATACAAGGTCTGAATCCATATCAATGATCCCTTCATACCTCATCTGTTTATGTTTGAGTCCCGAAGGGTCAGGCACATCCATACAGGCCGTTCGTACTAAACCAAGTGTTGCGATTTCTTTGTCCACCTGCATTGCCGTCTCGGACGTACTCTTGTTATGCCAGATATCAATGCGGTATCTGACTTTTGCTTTGTCTTCTTTGTTGTCTGTGCGTTCAATAACGCTGTTGTCTTCCTCAGTGTACTGGATCACCGGGAACTGCGCCCAGTTTGCAGGATAAACGTCTGTGACGTTATCTGCTACTTTACACAGTGCAGCGTAAATCTGGTCTTTTACATTTTTCATTTATTTTCCTTTCATTTCTGCTTTAAATCCTGTTCTAAATGCACTTAAGACTTCTTTTTCGTTATCCTTTAAGGCTGGATACATAAAAGGGTAAGCAGGATTACCTGTGCACTGATAAAAACGCCCCTGTGATGTGTCAATGTAAAACCAGCGGTATTTTTCCGCTACCCTTCTATCTACCTGGCTTTCATGAATCCACCACGGGGACATCTTATAAACTGGGGAGATATCTGGAGAAATCCCGGCATGATGTTCCTGTCCCTTTTTGCCTGTACCAAACTCAATATACGGGGCATACGCTTTATTTGTGTAACATATGCCCTGTACAGTGTCGCCGTTTTGCCTTACTTCTGTGTGGATGCTCTGTCTAAGTTCTCCGGTGTCTTCATGGCAATTTAAGACTGCTGCCGACCTTACTATTTCAATCGCCTGTGCTGTTGCCTGCGTAAGGTTTGTTTGTGCAAGTTCTCTTAATTTCCTGCCGAGTTCTTCCATTCCTTCTACTGCCATAGACTTTCCACCTCCAGCGTGAGAAAACGATATGGTTTTATCGCTACGACTTTATGGTCTGCTTTGTAGACGAGCCTTGTTTTTGTACAGAAAAGAACCGCTTTATCACCTAAAACAAGAGCTTTGCCACCAATACATAGTAATTTCGGTTCGAAAGCTCTTTCCTTTTCTATTGCCTGATAGAGACTGATTCCATCAAGTTCCTGAATGTCAATGCCACTATCAAGAATATAGTGCAGGTGTCCTTCTTTGTCTGGTTCAATTCTGTAACCTTCTGCTATGCGAAGATTCTTGATATAGTTTAAGCGACTGCCATATTGTTCCGCCTGTATTTTGCCGGATGCCGGCCAACACTCTCCCCGGAACGGCATATCTAAATCGTACCGTTCTGTTACGCAGCCTTCATTATCTTTTTCAACAATCCTCTTTCTGTGGTAATATGTATGCAGTCTATTCTCCCGAAGCCTCATAAACTTTCCCTCCCACACGAGCGAGCCGGTAACGGTTTAGGATGTCATAAATCTGTTTTGGTGCATCATCAAAACTATAAGACTCCCCACCCTCACTCCGGCTCTTTTCTCCTTCGGTACCTCGTCTGTTATAAGCAATCAGGGCAAGATCTCGCATTGGTTTTCTCAACTGAGGAATCAAATTCTTTCTGTTTGTGTAAGAAAGAACTGTTTCTTTTGCATCTTCTAAGAGGATTTCTAGCAAAGATTCGTCTGTGCATCCAGTAAGGGCTTTTAAGATTTCTACATCTTCTGGCACATTACTCCTCCTTTAATACATCAATAAGCTGCTGCTTATTTAAAGAACTTGTCCCCTCTAAGCCTTTTGATTTTGCAAGTTCTCTTAATTCCTGTACAGTAAGTTCTTCTAAGTTCTGTTTAGCTTCTGGGGTTTCTTCCTTAGATGGGGGATCCTCTGTTTCTGAATTGTCTTCTGCTGAATCAGAAGGAATTTCCTCTGTCTCTAATTCAGCATAGCCTCTGTTTTTCCACTTCTGAATATCTGCGCCTTCTGCTTCTCTTTCTACGTTTTCGTTAATTAATCTCATTATGATGCCTCCTTGATGCTGATATAGATAGAATCTAATTTGTTATCTAATACCCAGATGTCGTGGAAACGTCTGTAATCCATCTGCCATGCATTTAATTTCTGGTTTACTGTTGGGTCAAAGATACGCATGATATCCTGTTTTGTGACTGCGATTGGTGTGGTTACTGGGCAAATGAAGAAATTTAAGTTCTTTGCAGATGTGCCTTTCTCGTATCCACCCTTTTCCTGTCCAGAAGTTTTTCCATCATTTAACTTAATTGTGCTATACATACGGTTTGAAGGTGTCCCGATAATCGGAACTCTATCCACGGATGGCACCTCTGTCTGGATACCTCCCTTAGAAAATGTTGTCACTCTGATTTTATCCGAAAGCTCCAGTTCTAATTCCATGATGAAATCTTCTGTTGCCTGGCAGATTAACGGTCCGTTATAGCCGCTTTCTCTTATCGCCTTGATTCCCTCTTTAATCTTGCGGAGTGCAGAAGTTCCTGTTGCTCCTGGTGTGTAACCTTTGCCAATCATGCCGGCTTTATTTGCCGTAAGAACTTCCGTTGCAATCTTCGAAATACGATACGCATCAATTTCGGGAATCACCTGTGTTCTCTGAAATTCTCCCATTGCCGCTCCTGCCGTCGGGATAAAGTTAGATTCATTAATATCCATTGGGTCTAACTGGAATAAACGTCCACGATCCTGCGTCATTTTTCTTGTTTCATACTCCAGCGTAACGGAGCCGCGCTGGTATCCAGCCTCACGGTCGTAATCTCCCATTCCCTGAATATTCATTTTGGGAATCTTAACTTCCGCTCCTCCGTTATAAAGTACCTGTCCAGCATTAGCATCCATCCATCCGGTTGTAGCTTCCCTTACCGCTATCTTATCAAGCATTGTCATGAATAATGTTGCTGTTGCTAATGTATTGATTGCCATATATTCTCACTCTCCTTTTTAGTTATAAATACCCATCATTGCATTGTAAACCTGCTTTTCAAGGTTGTCCTGTCCACCTGTCTCTGTTGCTTTCTTTGGCGGCTTATCGCCTTTTAATTTTTCATTGACTGCTGCTTCTACCGCTTTCTGAAAGGTATCTTTTACAGTCTGCATTGACTTTTTGCAAGAATCTGCATCCGTATAATCAAGAACCTCTGCAAGTTCTACCGGAAGGCCATCACCTGTTAAAGTGTTCTTGGCTTCCGCCATTAACTCCGCTCTGGCCACCTTCTTCTCTCTTTCTGAAAGTTCCTTGTCCTTCTTGTTCTGCATATACGTCCGCTGTTCGTCCTTTGTCATTTTTGCTAATTTTTCTGCTTCGGAAAGCTTGTCATCCGCCAGTGCCTGCCACTTCTCCTGAGCGTTTGTTACCGCCGTATTAACCGCTTTCTGAACCCGTCTGTCAAACTCTGCCTGATTCCCTTCCTCTGCTAAAAAGTCGTCAAAAGAAACTAGTTCCGTTCTGGCTCCGTTATCGTCCCCACCCTCGGGTCCGCCACCGTTTCCTCCTGGATCAGCAAAAAACTGTAATCTCATTTTCATTTTGTGTTCGTGTTTAAATTCTTTCATTATTCTTCCTTTCCGCCCAGCCAATTCACACTCGTGCCCAGGCCATTCAGTTTTGAAGTTGCCCGTTTCTTTAACGTCTGACGGAAAAAGACATAAAAATAAGACGCTTCGCCCTGCGTCTTTTAGGGAGATATCTGGATCGCCTCCTAAATCTTCTTTCTCATTTCTGTGTTTCCTTTCCTTCCTTGATAATCTCCACCATACCCTCTTTTACAAGATGTTCGGCACGTTCTTTACTTACTTCAAAGACTTCGTCTTTTTCTTTGATCTTGTTTAATACAACATCGTTGTATCGTTTAATGACTTTGACTTTCATCACTTGTTCCCCTTATTACTGCTTTTATAAATATCTCTACTATATTTTTGTATAAATTCCATATAGAATAAACGTAAGCCATAATTAATTCTAAATGAAATATATCCGGTTCCTTAATAAAGATTGGTAATGCAATCCATGCACTCCTGCAGAAAATTGTCATAAAGCAAAAACAAAACATGATTTTTATGCAGTCTCTGATTCTGAGTTTTGTAATTATATTTTTCTTCATCATTATTCCTTTCGTTAAATCATCAGGTCTACATCTTCCATTACCGCTCGTGCCTCAAGGACAGCAATATATTCTGACATGACTTTAAGCTGCAGGTCATAAATACTTCGAGGGCATGTGGGTTCAAAGCTAAGTGTTCCTTCATCCCATTTCTTAAGCATTCCTTTTAATCCCTCAATCCGGATTGTGAGCTGCTTATATTCCGCCTTAAAGCGTTCCCTATAATCTTCGCTCATCATGCCTACTGCTGTTGCTGGAAGCTTATTCTCGTCATATTCTCTATAACTTTCCTCAAATGCATATGCCGGAGACCAGCTTACATATCCATCGCTATACTTCACAAGATATCCTGCATCCTCTGGATTTTCGTCCTCTGGAATCTGCCAACCTCTGTAGTTGTTATAATCTCCTCTCGTCATCGGGCTCGCTTCAATTACTTTTGTTCCAACATACTTTTCCATGTTCTTTTGCCTTCCTTTTTTTAAATGAGTATAAAAATAGCACCTTAAACACTCTTTTGTATTTAACGTGCTAATAATTAACAATTAAACATTTACCACCAAGGAGTAATGCCTTGCCGCCTAAGACAAGGATATAAGGATATGTCTTTCTCGCTCCCATTCGGTATAAAACATCTTTGTCTTTGCCTATGAATCCATATGCTACCAGCTCAGGCATTGCACTTCTACCCCCTTCCCATGGGTAACAGTTGAAAAAATATAGATTGTATCAGAGCCTTTGATTGTCATTCCTGTTACAACCTGTGCCGTTCCGGCTGGAATCAGTAATCTTTCACTGTTTTTTTCTCCTGCGATAAATCCGGCATAAATGTCGCCTTCTGTAAGATTCTTCACAAGAAACTCTCTTCCCGTCACATCAAATTTAAAAGCATATTCTGTATTTGCTGTGACTGCTTTCCGCTGCATCTTAAATACTCCCATGTAACCTCCTTTCTGGAATAAAAATACCACCTACCCTTTTCTGATAAGTGGTACTATTCCTTATGATTTTTACATCTCATGCAAATTTCTTTATATTCAGGTACTAAAAGCACTCTTTCCGGCACTGTCCAATCAGGAGCAAGTCCCTCTGTAACCATGTGAATATCATAGCATAATGCATCATCAATCGTTTTTTTGAATATTGGACACATGATTTCCTCCTGCATATTTTTCCACCGCCTTCCTGATTTTCAAAGTGTTCTCATCAAATTCTTTACTCGAAAAAGCTGTTCTTATATTTTTATTTTCTACGTCTACATATGCCGCTCCATCTTTGCTATAATAGTTTACAAACCGTCCATTCCATCTGGTAAGTGAAATGTCTGATTTTTTTATAAAGTTTTCTGCTTCTTCACGGCTAACCATATGTGCCCGTTCTGCATTGATATGATTTGTATCGTATGTATAATCAGAAACATCTATCTTTTCTGGATTTACTTTTGGAATTCCTTTAATGCCAGAATCTTTGAGAGCCTTTCCAATCTCATAATCTGTCTTAGTGTTTCCAGGATTTTTTTCAAAGTATTGTTTTAATGCTTTGAGTTGTTCCCATTTTTCAGGTTCATTATACTTCATTTCCTGGAAGTCTGCAAAATGTTTCGGCATATCTTTTCCTAAAACTTTTTGATATGCGTCAAATTGTCTTCGATCTCTGGCTACATTCTTTACTGCTTTTTCTTGTGCTTCAGCTTTTGGTTTTCCCTTGACATATTGCTTATACCATTCTTTATAGGTCATATTGGCAGGAACCTTTATTGTACGCCCCGTTTCGGGGTCGTAGGCGTTTCTTTTCATGTTTTTGAGGATTTCATCATCTACAATGTTTATCGTCGTGGAACGGCACCATGGATGCATTGGCGGGTAATTCTTCCCGGTCATTGCTTCTGACACCGAGAATGTTTTACCGTCTAATCCCCGGCACAATTCGCTGGTCCTTAAGTCCAAAATTGCCACATAACGATATTTTTTTATTCCCGCTTCTTTGTAGGCCCTCTTTTGCAGTTCTCCATGTACAAAGGCTGACTCTGTTCTTACTAATCGTCTCGCCTGTATCATGCCAGTATGAAATGTTATCTCAAAGGTCTGTGCTGTTTCCCTGTCAGTTCTTCCTGTGAGGAGGCTTATTATCATCTCTTCCTTTAGTGCTTCTGCAAGGTTTTGCGTGTTCTTCCAGATGCGTTTGGAATAGTGTTTCCCGGACCAATTTATTGACAATGCATGAGCTATTTCTTTTTCAGAAATATTAGAAAAAGCAAATCCATAGCCCGTCTGTCTTTGGGTATTATAAATGGTTTTATAGTAGCTGTCTCTGGCCAGATTCTCAAAAAAGGTTGTGTCAAATTGCTTTTCTTGTTCATATACATTTTGCATCAAGAAATCAACCTGCCGCATCATATCTTTGAATCTCTCTATCCTGCTGGTATATGCCGGAGCTTCTAATACTTTTAGAATGTCCTGTCTTCCTTTTCTTGTTTTCTCGTTTCTGAGAGCTAATAAGAGTTCATCTATGGATGCTTTATCCTGCATCTTATTTAAGAGTTCCCATGCCTCTACTTCGGAAAGTCCGTAATCTTTGCGGTACTTATCAAATACATCTCTGGCTGCATAGGTTAGCTGAGTCAATGCCTTTCGGTAAATCCTGGCTATTTTCTGTGCAGTCGTTTCTGCGTCTTCCATTGCATGATACATATCCCATGCCGCTCTATTCTCCCAGTAATCACTCATCTACATCATCCTTTGTATCTTTGTTACCCGGTGGTGTATTTTCCTGCATACCAAATAGTGCCTGCTGTTTCTCGATCGCTTTCTCTTCCTCTTCGTCTAATCTTTTTAATTCTTCGTCAACGTCTTCTACAAAAGGAACTTGCGAAAGCAATGTCTTTCGGCTTATCTTTCCCCAGAGATTCGCTATAATCTGAGAAATCTCAAGAAGATTCTTTGGCAGAGCCCTTGTAAATGTCGGTGTGATGCCGGATATGTCTATCTGCTGTCCTTTCAGGTTGAGAAAATTGGCAAAGATACGAAGTCTCTTTCGAAGTCCCTTTTTGTAATAGCGTGTTTTAATCTTTGTGATATTCTCCATGCCTAATAGTTTAAATTCCATCGCCACACCGCTGACGTTACCACCGAAGGATTCGTCTGTCATACAAGGGATATGGGAGAATTTATGGATGTCCTGTTCGATTGCCTTCTTTAAGATTTCCACACCGCTCTCATCGAATGTTCTGGTGAGATACTCCGCTTTCGCCCCCTCGCCTGGCATTTCTAATACCTTTCGCTGTTTCACTTTCTGCATTGCTGTTTTAATGCCGTCTTCTTCTTTCCCCTCATCGTCCGTTACCGTATCGTCCGCAAGTAATGTACCGTAAATTGCCAAAATCGCATCAATGAATTGCTCTTTATCGGTGATACGGTCACTCATCAGTGCGTTATATGCATCAATAAGGGGAATCTGTAGTTCAAAGTCTCCAATCGCCAATTTATTGTTCTGGTATTCGATGATCGGTATCTCTCCCATGTGATGAATATATGGAACTTCCGTTGTTGGCTGTATCGTTGGGGTATTTTCAATATCTAACTCATATTTATAATTCACTGTCACAACTGTTGCCATGTAGTGGTCTGGAGATCTTCCGGAATCATCTTTCTTGACATAATAATAGACAGCAAAGAGCTCATTCTCCTCAATGCTGTCATCCTTTACCATGAAAGTATTCTCTGCTGAGATATTTTTAATGCAGAGAGTTGTTTCATTCTCCTTCACATAAATATATTCATAGGCTAATCCATAAATAGAAAGCTCTAATCCATTATCTCCGTCCGCTTCATCCGCTCCCGCATCCTCTAAAGCATCCGTTAGTACTGTAATGTCAGCAGAAGATTTATAAGATACTGGGTTGCCGATGAAGTAACTTACTACTGTGTCAGAGATATCTTTTGCATGATTACATACAAGTTTATTTTCTCGTTCGGTGTCTCCAAGTATTTTATGTTTGCCCTCGTAGTATTCTATATTTTTCCTAAGTTTGCTTGCCAGGCTGATATGTTTACTGATTAATTGACGGAGCATCTGTTTGTCCGGGCTGCTCTCGTCAAATCGTTCCCTTGGTATTGTAAATGTATATATTGTTCTCACCTTCTTATCTTAGCTTTCTTCATTCTCGCTACCCTATTGCCTAATATCGTAGAACAAAAGTAACGTGCTGCATCGCATCCATGGTCGAACTGTTTCACCGGTTTATCTTCTCCATGCTCTAAAGCTTTTTCATCCCAGATGTAAGAAGCAAATTCTCCAATCGTATTCACGCAGGACTTTTCAAAACAAATTTTGCAAAGATTTAATAATGTTCCTACAAGACGAATGCCGTCTAAGACATCATTCTTTGCTTTTAACACTTTATATCCTCGCTTTCGCAGTTCTGCGATGAAGGACGCTGCAGAAGGGTCCACGATAATCGCTTTTATCTTTGTTCCATCCAGCCACTCTTTTAAATCATCCGCATATTCTGCATCTGTTTTCTGCTTTCCTTTGTCTCTTCCGGAGTAATAATACTCTCTTGTGCAATACCAGACTCCATCTGTGCCTTTGTTCCACAGTAGGAATACTGTTGCATTCTGCGTACCATAGTCGCATGAAACATAACGGTTTTTATTTATTAATAGATGAAAAAACTCACGGATATTTTTTACATGCTTTTCTTCATCGAACATGTCATAAATAATACCTTCCGCTGCCGCCCAGAGGCCTTTGATATATCTCTTGTAGAAAACCCCTGTGTACATGGAACGATATCTTTCTTTAATCTTTTCCGTTAAAGAAAGATTGTCATCCATCGTGAAGTGCAGATACAAGATTTCTTTTAGTCCTGCATCTTTTCTTTCTCTGGCCGCTTCCTGTTTTATTTTTTCTGATTGCTCTTTTCCGAGATATCCTGTAGATTTATTTATCCATTTTTGTTTAAACCAGTGATATGGTCCGTCTGGGTTGCAGTTAAACCAATATTTTGAACCATCTACGGAACATCTTCCTGTTGCCTGATTAACAAAAGACTCCGGCATCAGTGCAACTTCATCAAAAAAGACCCCGGCCAGGGTGATTCCCTGGATGAGGTCCTGTGAACTTTCATCTTTTCCACCGAAGATATAGAAATAATTCTCTTTCCCTTTTCTTCTCACGATAACTAAATTATCAGAGCGGTGCTCTTCTACGCGATAACCTCGGCTTATCAGCATCAATTTCAGCCAGAAGAGTACGTTTCTCCGAAAGGAGCCGATAGTTTTGCCACACATGCCAAAGTTTTGTCTGTCAAAGGATTCCATCGCCCAGATGGCAAACGAAAGGCACATAGAGATTGTTTTTCCTGATCGGATAGCTCCATCTGCTATAATTCCATCCAGGTCATGAACTGGTGACTCTGGCATCCACCAGGTAAGGATTTTCTTTTGTTTACGGGAAAATGGTCTAAACTTAAAGGCTGCTTTCTTTACTCTTCTTCCCATACTCCGGATACCTCGCCTTTAAGCGCTTCTAAGAAGCCATCATCTTCTGTTTCTTCTTCATCCACACCAGATATAATTGCCGTCTTCGCCCTGATCTGCTCGATCCTAGCCTTCTGTTCCTCTGTTGCTAATTCATAATTACTATGCAACAGTTCATCATATTGCTTTATCAAGGACCTTAATTCTCCCTGTGCCCTTGCCTGTGCTTTTAAAAATGTTGCCTGTTTATCCCATGCTTCCTGTACCTCCCACTTCTCGCCTATAAGCTTACCCTTTGATTTTTTCTCTTCGACTTTCTCGATTGTCTTATCCTCGTGGTCCTTTACATACATGATCTGCTGTGCTCTGACGATTGCAGCATAAGCAATCTGTATATTTTCCCAGAGAATATCTAAAGGGTCCTTCTTTTCAATCTCCTGGATAATAGAAAAGGTCTCTTCCGGAAGATACTTCGAGAAGAAACCATGCTTTTCTGCGTTTTTATTTTGTTTTGGAGCGGCTCCGCCCTTGCCGCCTACGGCATTCTTGTTACCTGGCTGACCGCCTTTCTTTGCTTTCGCAACGTTGCGTTTCTCTTTTGCAACGTTGCAATCCCATTTATATCTATTTTTCCAACTTCGGACTGTTCCTTCCGGAACTCCTAATTGACTTGCAATTTCAATTAGCTTTTGTCCTTTTAAGTATAATTCTTTTGCCTGCGTTATCCTCTCATCCGGCTTCCTCGGCATCACCACCACCTCTCATTCGTTTTTGTTTTGGAAATATATTTCTCAGAAATAATTAAAGTATTGCAAATGTTTTAAAATTTGATATAATTTAATCGTTGCAATAACAAAAAGATACACATAAGGAGGAACAACTATGTCAATGCAGAATTATGATTTTTTAAAATTTATTATTTTTTTCATTGATTAAACACCAACTTAGTCCTTCTTAGGCTTCTTCTTTAAATGCAACTCTTAATTAAACACCACTTTGGGCATTCGAATTTTCGATGTAAGTCCAAAAAAAGACATAAGGAGGAAATCCTATGGATTGGATTAAGTTGGTGTTTAATCAAGATTTTCTTCTATTTTTCTTAGGTGTGTATGGCCCTCAGGTCGCCAAATATACGCAAACTTTAATTACTAAATGTGATACTAATGTATTTACCTTTTTATTTTTGTTAGGTGTCTACATAGTTATCTCATTAAAAAAACTTAAGATAAAATAGGAGTCAAAAAGCCGGATTAGCTACCCGGCTTTTTTAGTTTATTTCTATTTTAAGTTTTAACACACTTTGAGCGAACGCGACCGAACATTTTTAAAAATTATTCTGAAATATTTTTCTCATTCTTCTGTTTTTTCGAGAAATCTATTTCCCTTCATTCTACAACTATCTTCTGTGTATATTCTTTTTGTCTTTGAAAACATTTCATTCATCTGGTGAGCTACCTGTACCCAAGTCAGTCCCTCGATATAGTATAAACGGAACATAATCCGGAGTTCACTTTTTTCGATAGATTCTATGTATTCTTCTGCCTGGTTGGTAAGTTCGAGGAGTTCTTCCTCTTTCATCTTTAGACGTTGTTTTCTCGATATGAGCAAATTCTTTGCTTTAGTATACCCTGGAACTGGAAATCCTTCAACTACAAAATGCTGTATTCCTCCCATACCGCCTGACACTACATCGCTTACTGCTCCCTCTTGCTCAATCTTCTCTAACCTTTCTTCTGTCATTCTTATGAGCCTCCTAAGCTCTTTTATTTCAGCTTGCATATCACAATACTGAATTAGGACTGACTTTTCCAATGAAATCACCTCTTCCTTTAATAGTCTTTCATAATCTCATGCTTTCTTCTACATTCCGTAATATAAGAGCAGATAAATTATAAACACCGTACTAATTACTACCATGCTTCCTAATATTTTTGTTAATTTCATTTTGTCCCTCTTCATGTAAATATTTATTAATCACATAATTATTTCTTATGTTTTTTCACTTTACAAATAAACTAGTTATTATTTCTTATGTACACTGTTTTCAAGTCAAGTGTCTCTTGTTTTTTATGTTATTTTGTAAAGTTTCGCTTATATATGTTCATGGGGCCGAATCGGTTCCCAGTGTTTTTGAGCATCCCGTTCAATCAACCGATTATACCGCTCCACGAACTCCATTTCGCCGATTTTCCTTTTAAATAACATCATTGCTAAGTCTTCATAAGTATCGTGTTGAATTGCGTCTATACGTTCTTTAAATTCCTGTCTGCTTATTTTACCTTCAATAAGCAGACGCTCTAAGATTCTATATTCATGACTCATAGGCTACCTCATTATCTTTACCGCCGGCTTTTCTAGCTGCCATTCCGAAGGGTAATCTCCTTTCGTCAGGTGGCATATACCGCCTTCACTCCCCATGGGGCATTCGGCGCAGCCCTCATTGTTTTGATAGCTCTCGCAAGTTTTTTTAATAAATTTTAATGAGTCATAGAGTTTTTTATAATCCATCTTTCTCCTCCTGAACAATCTCTAAAACGTCTACATCTAAAATCCTCGCTAATTTTCCAGCTGTGTTCGGCAAAATATTTTCTCCTCTTCGCATCTTGTAGTACGTAGGTTTTGGAATTCCCGCTACTATAATATCTTTTACACTTATATTTTTTCTAGCCCTTGCAAGTTCAAGCTTATTTTTATCAATTCTCATTCTTCCTCCTCCAAATAATTTTTTCCGAACAGTCGCATAAATTCTTCGCGTGTGTGAGTTTTTTCAAAAGCTCTCTGTCCATCTTTGCGAAGTTCTCTCATTAACTCTGCATTATTATGCACTGCTTCTTTTCCGCTTATGTGATGTTCTAAACATAAATAGACTTTTAATCCTTCTGCTTCTGATTTATCTCTATTGGATCCGCCGAAAATATGATGTTCATGAACTGCTTTCTGCCATTCGTAGTGCGGCCGCATCTTCATGCACAAATAACATGGGCTTCCTTTTTCTTGAAGAATACTTGCTTTATGTTTCTTTCGTCTTTTCAATTCAGTTTCCTTTCTCCTCCGGAACAAATCCGGAGGAATATTAATGACATATAGCTCTCATGGAGCATTGATAAGTTACTGTAATATGTAAAACCTCTGGAGGTTGTCCAGCTATTTCTCCATCTCCTCGCTTAGCCAGTTCTCGACATCCGTAATACTGTTGAATGTGAGGTGATGGCTCTTGTATCCTATGAGGAGAATTTCGGCCACTTCTGGGATAGACATGGATTTCATTTTATCCCAACGGATGATTTTATCCTCTTTTAAATCTGCTTCCTTACTTGGGATTAATGCGGGTTTTGACGGTTTTTGCGCCGGCACAATTACTTCCTTTTCCTGCTCCTTCTCTCCCTCTGGTTTCTCTGGGTATCCCACGTTCTTTTCTGTGATGGGTTCAGGGATATTGTTATCGGTTTCATGTTCTGTTTCACTCTGCTGAGGCTCCTGTATGTTCTCGTTCTCTTCTGTCTTTCCGACATTTCCTCTATCCCTAGTACTATTTCGTTCATCATCCGCTCCACTTCTGATGCTGTCTTGTTTATTGTCTTCGCTATTTTCTCTATGTCCATCTGTCTCCTCCTGTTTTTTTGAAATATACTCTAATTCGTATTTTTCTAAGACTTTAGCTGTTGTTGCGGTAAATTCTTCCCAAGAAATCTCCTTTACTATTCCGGCGTATTCTTTAATGTTTATCTTGTTTTCGTGAAACATGATGAACCATTTGCCTTTTCTAAAAGACCGGCTTCCGCTCGGAGCAATTAATTCTCGTAATTCTTTTACGTCGTCCTTTACTGCTACCGCTTTTCTTACAAGTTCTTGTGACACATAGAAATCCCTAATAAGCTGTTCTATGTCGCTGTCCGCTCCCTGTTTCGGATCCGACTTGTTAAAACGGTTTAATTCTCTAATGTCCTCCCGGCTCGTCTGCGGAGTGATCATGTTTAAGTCAGAGTCAGGAAGGGCCAACATAGCTGCAAGCTTGCTTTGGCCATACTCTAAAAATTCCGGCCGGAGTTCTTCGGAATTTCCGTCTACGGAATACTTTTTATTGATTTGAATAAATCTTGTTGTATCTGATGGAGATAAGCCGCATTCTGCTTTGGCAAATTCTGCGATACTTTTATAGCCATCTTGCTTGTATAATTCGTTATCATCTATTTTGCGTAAGAGGTAACCGATTTTTACGAAATCTTTCTTTAAGCCATTTATTTTATCTCTTGCTGATGATATGCCTTCTTTTAACTTTTTCTTGATATCTAACCATTCCGTTAGAGTAATCTGTTTATACTCCATATTGCCTCCTATACTGCCGCTGCCATAATCGGTTGTTTCATTGTTTTAAGTCTTTTTGTATATTTGTTCAGCAACTTCTCAATTACTTTTTTATCTGGCTGTCTATCAAATTCTGAATAAAACTGTATGATCTTATCCGTTTTCAGGTTAATTTCCACTGTGTAATATGCTTTTTCTAAATCTTCTTTCTTACGAAGGAATAAAATCCACGTTTCTCCTGCTGCCATTTTCTTCATGTAGATATCACTTGCTCCTACACAATGATGAAGTTCTCTTCCTTCTTTCATCAGCTCCTTGCATTTACCGGCTGGAATAATCATGTATGTATCATCTTCGTAGAAATATCTCCTTACTTCTGGCAGGCGTTCCTGGATCTGCTTATCTATTTCTGCATATTCGTTTAGTCTTTCTTTATCTTTCTTTTCATTTCTACGCTCTACTAACTGGTCATGACGAAGTTTTAAGTCTTTCGGAAAGCGAACTATGCTATCTTGTGTATCGTAGCCTTCTAAAAGCGCCATCTGAAGATAGTCTCTCCAGGTTGTTATCGCCTTGCTTGGTGCTACTCTTTGCTTTTTCAAATAGTTAACCATTTTGTTGACACTTCCTAAATCATTCAAGATTTCTTTGCATTCTGATAAGGTCATTTTTTTCTTTGACAGCCACTCCAGGCTTTCCTTGGATATCTTAATTCCCTCCTTCTGCTCATATTGCAGCCATTCTAATTCATTAACTCCGCCATCGATCTGTTTCATTCGATTTACGCGATTTCCATCTACCCTTAAAAGTTCTTTTAGATTTCTGGCCTTTGCAGAGTGTATCGAAGGTTCGCCCCACCAATATCCATTACAAAGTTCTGTCACCAGTTCGTATAATCCGCTTTTCACTAGATATTCCCAATATCGTCTTGCATGAAAGCACATGATATATCTATTCACGTAGAATTTCTTTCCTTTATCTGCAAGAATATCCATCCCGCTCCTCTCCAGATTTCCACATGGCAAAACTTCCTTTAGATTTCCCGGATATAGATATGAAGGTGAGAATTGTTTTCCGGCCGGATTCTTATCCCAGAAGTCCTGTTCAAACTCATCTGCATTATTGATCGTTCCGTAATAGACTTTTCCGTATGTTTTCCCCATTGGAATAATTGCCCGGCATTGTTCAAACAACTCAATCACTTTGCCTTCCTTGCTCCAGCGGCATACTGCTTTAAATTGTCGTTCTACCCATCTATCATTACATTTCTGCAATATCACTACTGGAGTATGTTCAACTTTTTGCTTCTGGCGACTATTTGCAGATGCTACTTGATTGCACTTAGGGCAGTGGACAGTTTCTTTATGTCTCCATTTTTCCTTTACTACTCCGCTGCCTTTACAAGCAGTGCAAGTATACGCCGTTCCCTTACTTTCTTTTTTTGAAAATAAAATATGCCCCGGAAATACTTTTTCATCCAGCCAACGTTCCATGTCTTCTGTGACGCAAGGAACGTCTGACATTTCCTTTTCAATCCTTTCAGACTTTCTTTTATTCGCTCTCACTCTCTTGATTTCGCTTAAATTAGTTTCATAACCATCGACATCGCATGAATCCAAGAAATCTGATGCTCTTTGTCTATCTTCTTTTGTGTCCCAGATAAATTCTTTGTTACCCCAATAGTAAAGTCCTTTTTCGGTGGGTAAACCCTTGCACATTTTTGCTACATTATCTAACCGGCAAGTTGTCCATTTATCATTGATCCAGGCATAATGATTTTCTTTGTCTGCAAAATAGCGAGCCTTTAATTGTTTTTTATAGTACAGGCTAATCTCTACAACTTTTTCACCATCGGTTTCCAGGATTCGGCTTTTTGCTATTACATTCTTTTTATCCTTCACATCTACTAAGGCATATGGAGATATCCTTAAAAACTTTGCTCTTTTCATTACTCTTTACCCCCTAAGTAATAATCGAGAATAATTTCTTTTGCCTTACCCATATCAGGGATTCCTAGTGTTACCTTGTCCGCACTCACACCTGCCGCTTTCAAAATCTTCTTGTCCACTTCGACTTGATTTGCAAAGGACCATTTGAGTAATGCAGCAATGCAACCTTTCAAGCTCTTGTCTTTTTTTCTCACTTGATGAGCCAGTAAATCATTTTCTGAAATCTGTACACGGAGATACTCCACCCAGTCTTCCATAATTCCTTTTAGTTTCAGTTCCTTCACTTCAACATCAATTTTTCCATATGCTGCTGTTTCTGCGTCACACAGTTCCATAATGTCCCCCGACAGATAGAGTTCTACGAAGTCTTCCGGGATTCCGTTTTCCTTCGCCATCTCTTTCAGGTTTTCAATGTCGTTCTCATTAAACAGATTCTCTGCAAGGGTGTTGATTTCTTTGTAGCTGCTCATTTCCCCAAATTTATCAAACATCTTTCTTCATCCTTTCTATCAGTTATCCACATTATCCACAAGACTGTGGATAACTTCTTTCTTACTACTTTTCAAAATCGCTCCCTATTTGGGATTTATGCGGTTTTTAGCAATTTGTAGTTGCTCTTTTTAACTGTTCTTGTATCCACATACTGTATTCGTGTTTCCCCGGTTCTGACAAAAGCAGATGCTCTCCGGCTTTTTCTTTCAGTTGTTTCCACAAGTCTCCGTTTGCCACAGGTTCTCCTTTTGTAGTTACATATCCATTTTGTTCCCATTTGTCTAAATTTTCTTCTAGCATCGTAAGAACAAAGGCATTTTCAGTATGGATATGTATTTCACTTGGTTTTACTACCCGGGCTACTGCTTCCGCTATGGCTTCCAGGGTAGCCCTATTGTATGTTCCTGTTGTTTCCTTGAATCCCTGTTTTGTTGCTAGTTTTCCTTTTAGTGTGCAGGCAAGCACATATCCGTATTTGCGGGTTTGTGCTCTTGGAGCTTTACTGTCTATCCCTATGTAGATATGTACTTCCATTTCATTCCCTCCTCTTTAATTTCAACAAGGTATATTCTCGGTAAGGATAGCCAGTAAACGGATTGTTTCCCTCGTGTACCGATTCCTCGTCTAAGTAATATCCTTTCGGAATCCTGATTTTATTCCAGGTTTTCCATCTTACATATGTCTTCTTTTTTGGTTCTGGCAACGGAAGATTCCTTGATGCGGAATAGCTTGTCTCCCTAAGACGTTTATCCGTTTCTGGTGTCTTTGTGAGATAGGCTGCTAAATCTTTAAACTCGCCTTTCTCATATGTGAGCTGGCAAATTACTTTCCCTTTCTTCCATGCCTTTCTTAATATCAAATCTGTGTCAGGTATTCTGTTAATTACCAAGTGAATATGCCACCCGTTCTTGTTTCCTACCTCGATGTTTCGTATCCATCTCACTTCATGTCCAGCTTTTCTATATTCTCTACGGATTACTCTCATAGTATCTGAAAAATCTTTCTTTGCTTCTGTCATATCAGTGGGACGTTCTTCTCTTTTGTATGTAAGACACACGAAGTAATCATTCTCTCTGAAATACTTTCTCAATCTTCTCCGGCAAGTTTTCTCCTTGTTCTTTCGATTGACCTCTTGCATTTGAAGAGGGGTAAGCTTCTTTTTCTTTTCTCTCTTCATTCCTGGGGAACGGTACTTGTAAGTGTGTCTTTCTTCTACCTCTATCGCATTCTTAAATTCATATATATTTTTGGTATAACTCATATCTTTTGGTCCTATCTTTAATACGTTTATCAAGGTTTTTACGGGACTTTCACCCGATTATATTTCTTGACATTATGGTTAGAAGATAGTACACTTTAGATACGGTTTTATAGCGTACCATCTTGGTATTTGCTACTAAGAGGAGTCGATATTCGACTCCTCTTTTTTCATGCTATGATATAGGTTTGTTTAATCACTTTACTTTTGTTCTTTGCATAATTTTCTGCTTCTGCCATTGTTCCGCAGAAGCATTCTAAACTTCCATCTTTCCAGCGGATTATTTTTGCTGGGTTTTCTTTATTTCGTACAGGTTTCATTGTTCTTTGCAATCCACCATTCCAATGCGGTTTTTCTCTTTAACAAACGCAATGATGTAGGTTGCATTTCAAGAGCCGATTGCGTCTGACGGTACTTATGTAATACAAAATTAATTACCATATTTCTCACTCGCTAAAATTTCCAGATGTGCAATGCACTTATCATAGTTTGCTTTTTGTTCTTCATGCGATGAAATGAATATATTAAACTGACCAAACCATTCTTTTTCTGTATTAAACTCGCCTACCATAGTAAGTATGCTAATACTGGAATTACCATAGGTAAAAACGACATGATTTCCTGCCTGCTGCGCTGCGTATACCTTCTCTATCAAATTCTTAATCTCTTCTAATCCTAAAAACTTGTTTTCTTCTGTAGTCATAAATTTCTCCTTTTCTTTTTCCTCATCATGAGGTATACTTTAAGTGATTTATTTGCTATGTGCCCAATCGGGAGTTGCCGCTCCCTCAGGCACATTTTTTTATTTAAGTACCCTTACCCGCTTTCCATAACCGCATCCGGCGGCTATCTCTGCCGGGTCATATGCCGGAACATGTTTTCGCATAATCGGGTCGTCTAAGTCCTTGTGATACTTGTCATAATCGATGTAAGCGTAGAGATTTGTTCCGGAAGAGATAATGGCATAATTACCATATCTCTTCTGTTCTTTTTCAATCCCTACTTTTCTACGATGGACAGTCCCTAAAGAGACTCCGAAAGTCTCGGCTAACTGTTTATTTGTGTAGTACGGGTGTCCGTGTATGGTTTCAATGATTTTTGTAGTATCTTCCATGTGTATTTCTTCCTTTCTTAATATTTTGTTGACATTTTTTTACATTTCTCCTATTATATTGTTACAGGATGCTGGCACATCCGAGTATTATAGAAAGGAGAAAATTTCATGGATTTATCAACAAAAGTAAATATTGTGCTCTCTGTGCTTTCCTTTATTTTGGCTGCCATTTCCATTGTTACTGTTGTAATAACTTTACGTCAGAATAATAAAATGATTGAAAATTCCAGTAGACCTTATGTATGCGTTTATTTTGATTACATGCAATGTGGGGAACCAACTGGCTATTTTGTTGTTAAAAATTTTGGTGCATCTTCCGCTTTTATTGATTCACTTACATATAATGATGTTATACAAAATCATCCAAAATCGCTTGCGGATATTTCGACTATCTTTGATGGTCTTTCTGGAAATTCAATAGCACCCGGTCAAAAATTTCTCGCACCATTCAAGCTCTATGAATATAGGGGCGGTGCTGCAATTTTTGACATTCATTATCATTCTGGTAAGAAACATTACTCAGAGCATTTTGAAATAGCCGTTGATAATTACGGAAAATTAGTAAAACCTCGTTTAGCAAACAAGGAATATCATGCTATTTCATATCCATTACAGGAAATTTCTGAGCGACTTATGTAATCAGTCCAAAATCAATCATTATCTTGGCCAGTGCGCAAATTATCCATGCGATTAGTACTGTCCAGAATAATTTCATACAAATTTTTAATATCTTTTCCTCTATCTGTCTCACCCCCTAACTGCTCTTGCGTTCTGGTTCTGGATTATATTGATTCCAGGCTTCCAAAGATTGAACGTTCTATCTCCACAGAAAAACATTAATCTTATTAAAGGCAAAGAAGACAAATGCCTTTCAACGACCCAGATATTGGGAACTTTGCTAAACAAGTTAATTAATATGTCAACAATCGCACAATCATCAGAATAAATGATACTATGCATCCCAATACAAAACTAACAGTCCGCTGGTTAGACGCTGTGTTTTCCCAGTGGATTTTTTCTACTATTCTTTCAATCATGTTATTGAATGCTTTATTAAATTTTCTCAACATATTTTTTCACCTCCTATTCTGCCTTTTATGGTCTCACTATCTCCGGTGCATTACACTTGACTTTTCATAATTTTTTCAATATTCTTGTTATATAAAGCACTGTCACGCTTAATACGTATAGAAAGGAGCTATTTATGTATTCACTTACTCATTCACACAAAATTATTGATGCCATCCCACTTGCACCAGACCATTCTGGTAAAAAATTTAAAATTAAATTGCCTAACATATGCCCTATATGTGATACTGCATACGGAGAACTTCCATTAATAAGCTATTATGTTGAGGAAATATTCGACGAATTTCTGTATTCTTTTTTCTTTTGTCCACATTGCCAGAAATGTTTTATGATAAAGTATTCTGTTACAGATGGGGCATTTGGAGAACCTCCTATTGGTACTATCGGTTCAGTATTTCCTAATTCTTCGCATCTTACAGATTTTCCAGAGCAAATAAAAAATCTTTCTCCTCAATTCGTAAAAATTTATCACGAATCTGAGCAGGCTGAAAGTGCTGGTCTTACCGAAATATGCGGTATGGGTTATCGAAAAGCTCTTGAATTTCTGATTAAAGATTATGCTATTCATCAAAATCCTAAATTGGTCGATGAAATCAAAGCACAGCCTTTGGCCAAATGCATTAACAAATATATAAATATCGAATCAATCGTCACCCTCGCAGAACGTTCTGCGTGGATTGGAAATGATGAAACGCACTATGTTCGTAAACATAACAACGTAGATTTCAACGATATGAAATTATTCATTGCTGCGGCTGTTCATTTTATGTCCATGAACTTAATTGTTGAAAAAGCCGAATCTATTTCTCGGAAATAACATCTTCCTTTGCAGAAAAATTTATCTTTAAATCAAAATTACTGAGTCGGCTAATTGTTGCCTGCAATTGGTCGCTCTCTTTTTTTGCCTGTTCCAACAATTCTTTAAATTCTGGTAAATTAGACACTTCAATTTGCAAAGTTCCTGTTGGAACATTTGTTTTTACTTCTTCATTTCCGTTTTGTGGGTAATAATATCCTTGCGTATTTCTCACCTCCTAACTATAAATTTCATAGAGACTTATGTAATTATCTTGAAAACAATTAAAATTTCAATTATGTAACAAATTATCCAACCCACGAGTGTTGGCTAAAAGATTGCAAAGCAAACTTTCAGTATTTTCTCATTGGTATCCAATTCATTAAATCGCTTTTTCGTAGCTTTCACGTTTTTTATCCCGCCTTTCTTTTTATTCTAATCGTTCTTGACTTTTCATAAATTTTCCAATATTCTTTTTTATACAGGTATCGCCATACTGAGTACATGGGAAAGGAGGAAAATATATGTTTGCCGATTTTTGGGCTCAATTAACCCCATCCGATAAAGTTCAAGTAGTTGGAATAATTGTATCAGCAGTAATTTCTGTTATTGCTATCTTCATTTCTGTATTAACCCTTCGTCAGAATTCTAAAATGATTGAAGAAAGCTCTCGTCCTGTTATCTCTATTTACAGTCAAAGCATAAACGCAGGAACTCCGATGTTATTTATTGTTGTTAAAAACTTCGGAAGCTCTTCAGCCGTTATTAACAAATTTGATTATGACTATGATCTTACTGACTGCTATAGTTTTCGTTCAGAGCGAGATTATTTGAAAGATTTAGTAGGTTCTACTTTAGCTCCAAAACAATCTCGTATATGTAGTTTGGATTATTCAAAATTAACCCGTCCTATAACATTTACATTAGAGTACACATCTGGTCGTAAAAAGTATAAAGATTCACTCTCCGTAGATTTGAAAGCCGGTGTAAATATGCCAGCCCCTAAAACTGCTACAGAGCAAAAAGAACCAAGAACTATTTCTTACATTCTCCAAGAAATGTTGCAGAAAAATCTTTAACGTTTTGTACTAAGCTAAATTCTCCTAAAACAGATTTCACTCCTTCTAAAACTTCTATAGCTTCATCATGCGTGAGTCTCTCTCTGGAGAACTTGTCGATAATTTCTTGGACAAGTTCTCCTCTTTTTTCTCCACTAAAAACTGTTCCGTTATTCATTTGGATGTCTTGAAAAAACATTCTTTCTCACCTCCTTATGTTTTAGAAGTATCTTTTAGGACACTTTTTCTTTAAAAAAAATCCCCATCGGAGAGTCAAGTCCTAGATAGTCAACTATTGCTTGAATTTCGCCCAATGTAAACTCTGATGCACCATTACATTTTCTGTAAAACGCCGAACGACTTACATTAATAGCCTTGCACAGCTCTTCTTGAGATACCTTTCTTTTTTTCATTTCATATTCGAGTCTATATTTATCCAATCCCGTCCCCTCCTTTCGTGTCTTTTAGGACACTCTTAATTTATCACGCCTTGCATGGTCTGTCAATACTTTTTGTGTATTTTATGACACTTTTTATTTTATTTTATATTTGCATGTTGCGTAAAAGACACATTTGTGTTATGATTAATGCATCGGAGGTAATATATATGGAAAATATAGGAGAACGTATTAAAAGATTGCGTTCAAAAAAAAATATGACCTTGGAAGAATTAGGGAACCAAGTCGGAGTCGGAAAAAGTACCGTTCGAAAGTGGGAAACTGGTATGATTGCAAATATGCGTCGTGATAAAATCGCAAAGCTTGCGGATGCCCTTGATGTATCACCTGCCTACTTAATGGGATGGAAGGATAATTCAATGGAATCTAATCAAACAGCATCTTCCCTCACTCATTGCCAGACCAAGGACGAAGAATCTTTAGTCCTCTCCTACAGAGAATTAAACGATATAAATAAAAAAAAGAGTATTACCTATACAAAGAACCTCTTATCTACACAGCACATGGAAAATGAACTCCTTGCCGCCCACCAGCGTACTGATATAGAAGTGACTTCGGAAGGGATACAGAATGATTTAGATATTATGAATGACGATAGTTTGTGGAAGTAAAAAACACCAACTACGACACATTTGTGTTTTCAATGATTCGCTATTAATATAGCAGTCATCTAAGAAGAATTAAGTTGTCTCTTTCGTTAGGTGCTGCTTGAATTCTTTCTTATTCTACGATATACTTGCATCGAGAAAACCATATTGATTATGGTTAAAAGGCACTCGTGCAAATATTATTGCATGGGTGTCTTTTACTTTATATAGTTACATTGTTAGAGAAAGGTGGTGTCTCACTTGACATATGAACAACTTTTAGATTCTGCCAATCAGGAAGGTCTGGCAGTAAAAGAAGTATCTCTCTCCACTCATGACGGTCTGATCAGGGATAAATGTATTGCAATTCGCAAGGACATTCCCACCCAGGTAAAGAAAGCCTGTGTCCTTGCCGAAGAGTTAGGACATCATTATACCAGTGCCGGAAACATCTTGGACCAGACAGAGATAGAGAATATAAAACAAGAACGAAAAGCCCGAATGTGGGCTTACAACAAACAGATTGGATTATCTGGCATATTATCTGCTTACCAATATGGCTGTAGAAATCTACACGAAATGGCAGAGCATCTGGATGTTACAGAAACATTTTTAAAAGATGCACTGGATGCCTATCTTTTAAAATATGGAAAATGTACTGTAATAGATAATTACATGATATTTTTTGAGCCGCTGGGAGTTGTGGATATGAATTATGGGATTGAATAAATAAGAAAAACCCAGTGCTACCAACACCGGGCTTTTTCATAGATTACTTGTCAACATGGATGCTGACTGTATAACCTAACTTGAACAACTAGATTATACCACAGCATCCGTAATTTTAACAGGGTGTATTTTTTATACCCATTTTTACGAAAGGATGATTATATGTGGACCGAGAAAACCAAAAACGGGAAATATAAACACGTAGAACGCTACACAGACCCAGTGACGGGGAAGGAGAAGAAAGTTTCTATTACTACCGAAAAGAATACCGCTCAGGCCAGAAAAACGGCACAGAGGGCACTTCTCGTTAAAATAGATAATCTTCTTGATGCGCGAACCATTTCCAATATCACACTTTCCGAACTCAGAGAAAAATGGCTAAACGACAAAAGAAGAACCTGGAAAGAAAGTTCTTACGGTTCAGAAAAACGTAATAGTCGAAAAGTTGTAGAAATGCTTGGAGAAAATTGTATAGCAAATAATCTTACTGCTCGTTATGTCCGGGAACACATCACCTCTTTAGACGAAGACCTTTCTCTTGCTAACGGGAGAATCTCCGTGTTTAAAAGAATGATTACTTGGGGATTTAAAAACGACTATATAAGCGATAAGTCCTATCTGGATAAATTAGAAAAGGTAGCCACCTCTGTTGAAACTAAGGAAGATATTGAAGAAAAGTATTTAGAATCTGATGAAGTCACAAAACTTATCAAAGGGATGAAAAAGGAGCCTTGGATAACGCTTACCCGCTTTCTTGTCCTTACTGGTCTCCGGATTGGGGAAGCATTTTCTCTTACAGCTTCAGATATCGACTTGAAGAATCGGCATATCCACGTAATCAGTAACTATGATTACATAAATAAACTTACTGATACTCCAAAAACGCCTTCCTCAAACAGACGTGTGTATATTCAGGATGAGCTACTAGTTTTTGCAAGAGAACTAAAGAAAGAAGCTCTCGCGAATAAACTGATTTACGGAAGCGACTTGATTTTTCAGCGAAAAGGCAAGCCCCTTGTCTATGAAAGTTACCACTACCAGTTAAGTACGGTAAGTCAAAAAACATTAGGGCGGAAAATCACGCCTCACACTCTCAGGCACACTCATACTTCTCTTTTGGCAGAGCAGGGAGTAGATATTGAAACAATCTCCCGCCGCCTTGGACATGAAGATTCTCAGATTACAAGAAAGATATATCTTCATGTTACGAAAAAAATGCGGAAAAGAGATGAGATGCAGGTGCAAAGCATAAGAATCCTTTAAAACTACGTTTGCCCCTTTTTGCCCCTTTTTCATATATTGCAGGTTTTATAAATCCGCTAATAACTACTGTTTATGCGGATTTCAGCCTGCAATATATGACATTTACAAAAAACACATAATTATTAAAAATTATTTTACAAAATTTCTATTGCAGATTATCTAGAGCGTGTTTGAAAAACATTTTAAGTTGTTCATTTTAACCAAATTAATATTG